AACTCCCGTGGCTTGCGCTGCGGCTCCGACCGTCTCAGCGGCTTGGAACGACCGCTTCGCGCGGCCCACTGTGCTGACGAGGCCGGCGATCTTGCCTGCGCCCACGCCCGCCAGAAGCGAGGAGGGCTCGACCAGCCCGAAGGCCAGCCGGCCGGTGATCCCCAGCCCGCCCATGTCGCCGAGGTTCTGCAGGTCGTCCACCTTCTGGACGAGACGGTCGCGGATGTAGCTGCCGTGGGCGGCTGAGGTGGCACCGTAGAAGTACCGATGGAACTCCGGAGGGATACCAGCGGTCAGCCGCTCCCACTCCTGCGGAGCGAACGAGGCGTAGCTGGGGTCAGGCGCGAACTGCGAGCCCGCGAGAGCGGCCATTGCACCGTCCACTGGACTGTCCTGCCGCCACGCTGCCCCCATGTACGTGCCGAAGGTCGCCTTGTCTTCGCGGGCCTTCTTCTCACGGTAGACGGTGAGGGCGTCCTGAGAGGGTTCGGGTGTGACGATAGTGGGAGCCCCGGGCGCATTGAAGAGGGTGGACTGCGCATCCGTGAGGGCTCGCTGTAGCGACTCTGCCATGTTGCTCCTATTGGGTCGAAGCCGCTCGCGCCTCAATGGCGTTGCGGGGCTTGGACTTCACTTGGTCGATGACTGCTTGGAAGGACGAGAGGCCACCGAGGAGGTTGAGCCGGAGGTTGTTCCGGTTCACGTCGGGGACCATCTGCTTGGACTTCGGGTCCTCGTAGTGGACCTTCAGGTTCTGCTCGTCCAGTGAGCCGGCTTCGGCCATGAAACGCTGCAGGGTGTTGGCGAACGGCGTGACGCTGCCCGCTTGGTACGCGACATCCGCGAGGACTCCACGACGGTTGGTCGGGAGCTTGTCCCACGCGCCCTTGCCGTAGAGGTTCTCGATCCCGGCCTTGGCGCTCGCCTCGGCGCGGCTGTACGACACCTCGAAGAGACGCATGGCCTGCTCCGTGGTGATCGACGTCTTGCCGGCCTTGATGCCTTCGATGGACTCTGCGGGGATACCAGCGCGACGGAAGTCTTCCTTCAGGGTGGTCGAGTTCATCGTCATGTTGTAGCCCACGCCGATGGCCGATCCCTTGTTGTCCGCATACGCCTTGAGGACCACGCCTTCGCCGAGGACCGTGAGGGCCCTGCCGTGCTGGCCTTGGTTCCAGAACAACTGCGCCATGTCCTGCTTGGTGCGGTCGGTGGTGGGCAGCGCGGAGTTGTCCACGCCAGCGGCGCTACCCTTCGGCAGCTTCGCGAAGCCAGGCACGAGTTCCTCTCGGAACGCTTTGGCCTTCACTTCGACCACTCGGTCCAGCATCTTCTTGTCCCACGCCTTGATGGCTTGGGCTTTCCCGATGAGGGCCGACTCGGCGTTGAGCATCTCCGGCGTGGCCGTGCCGTTGACCAGAGCGGTCTGAAGGGTGAGCAGGCGCTGCCGCTCGTTCTTCGTCCCGTCGAGTTCGAACTGCGTCCGGTGCTGGTGGAGGATGTTGTCGAGGGTCACTCCAGTCTCTAGGAGGTTCCCAGCGGCCCCGTCGGCACGTAGCTGGTACACACCGTTGCCCATGTGGACCAGAGCGGCTCCTGCGCCTTCTCCGTACTCCCTGACCTTGCCCTTCATGAACTCCGAGATGGCCCTGGAGGCTTCATCGCCACCCTTGCCAGCAGGCACCTCGACCAAGTAGTTCGTGGTCTTGTCGTGGACGTAGCGTTCCTGCACCCACTTCTGGAGGTGCCCCTTGATGGCACTGTTGTTCCCGTTCAGGTGGGGGCTGGAGCGGAGCAGGCGCTGCGCTTCGTTGTCCACCGCAGCGAAGACCATGTCGTCGTTGGTGGGCGTCATGCCGAACAGGGAGAACCGATACCAGTCCACCACTTCGCCCTTCACCCACTTGTGGGTCTTCGCGCGGAACTCCGGGTCCTTCATGGCAGTGTCCGCCGCACGCTTCGCCTCCGGGGAGACGGACGTGAATGCGGCCTGCAGTGCGCTGCGTGGGTCCAGTTGAGTACCAGGCCCGCCAGTGCGCCCAGCGTTGAACGTGTCGAGGATCGTGCGGGTGTCCTCGTCGGGGACATAGACCCCTTGGAGGTTCGCCGGCATCTGCGCGTACCAGTTCGCCATCGCGGAGAACTGCGGGCTGGGCTCTGCGTCCTTGCCCGGGATCATCTGCCGGATGGTGGCGAACGCGTTCTTGAGGATCGTGTTGGGGACCGATGCGCCTGCACGCTGGTGGGCGTTGAGGAGTTGCGAGAAGGCCACGTTGGCGGCTGCAGTGGCCTGAGGGGACGGCGACTGGATCGCCACGAACATCTGCTGTGCCAGCGGAGTCGTGATGCTGTCCATCACCTTCGCCTGCTCCTCGGCACCCCCAACGAGATACAGGAGGCCAGCTTGGGCATACCGCACGCCCTGCACCGCAGCCTGGATCTTCATCGCCTCACGCTGCCCGTGGTGGTAGAACGCGAGGGCCTCGTTGTCGGTCTTGAAGAGGCCACGGGGGCCGATCTCCGACTTGATCTCTTCGATGGTCGGCGGGTCCCCGTTGGCGATCCGCTTGTCCCACTCGGTGCGCTTCTGGAAGAGCAGGGGCTGCATCGCCTTGTCGAGCTTCTGCTCCACCATGGAGTCCGCAGTCTTGCGGGCCACCTCGACGGCTTCGGCCAGCTTCGGGTTCAGGTCGAAGAGTGACCGGCCGGTGGCGGGGTCCTTCGCTTCCTTGAAGACTTGGTCGAAGAGTTCCGGTGCGCCACCCATGGAGATACTGAGGGCGGTGAGGCGGTCGAGCAGCTTGCCCGCGAGTTCGGTCCGCGTGGTGAGGCCGGTGGCGAGCGCAGTCGGGACGATGGTCGAGAAGTAGTTGCTGGCCATCGCAGCCGTGCTCATGTCAGCGGTGATCCCGCCGAACATGCCGTTGATGCTCTCCTGCCCACTGCGGAGCACGCGCTCCACCCCGATGCTGCGGGCGTCGCTGCGGATGTTGCGAACGGCGTCAATGTGCCGTTTGTTCACCGCTTCGAGGACAAGCGGATCATTGATACCGGCAGTGTTCGTTGCGGTCCACTCGCGGATGAACTTCTCCGCATCGGTGTCCTCGCCGAGGCGCACCTTGGACCATGCGTCGAGGAGGTCTCCTTGGAGCTTCTCCCCGATGCGAATGCCCAGTGCTTCCCGGTAGCCCTTCTCGAATTGCGGACGCAGCGCGGGGTCGATCTTCTCCGGCATGGACTCCGGAAGCTGGATGACCTTGTTCGGGTCCATCGTGGCAAGCTCGTTCTTCTGAGCCGCCGCAGTCCCCGCTGCTGTGGATGCCTCCGCATCGTTCGTGTTCTTCGCCTGCACGAACTTGCTCAGTTCGGGGTTCAGGCTGGAGAGGCCGCTGACGAGGGCGGTGAGGGGATCGCCCGCGATGTCCGGGGAAACAGTCTGGTCAACAACGCGGGCCACCGTTCGGAGAGCTTCGGGGCGTCGTTGGTCGAGCAAGAGATCGGGACTACCGGAACGACGGGTCTCGTCGGGTTTGGGCATTCGCTATCCTCGGATAGATGACTACGCGGCCATGCGCCCGACCTTGTCGAGACGCTTCAGCCGTTCTTGTTCGGTGGCAGCACCGGCAACAGAGCCGGCGATCTGGAGGCCCGTCCCGAGAAGACTCGGGCGGTTGATCGAGTTGAGCCGAGACTGGTTCTGAGCGCGCACGCCCTTCCCCTCTTGGTACAACTGATCGAGTGTGTTCTTGCGGTTGGATTCGATGGTGGCAATGTCGGTGCCCTCCCGCATCTGGGAGATCCCCTCGATACGACTGGAGGACACACCAGCGACCCCAGCCTCACCGGCGAAGACACGAAGGCGCGCACGCTCGACCATTGCTTCTCGAGCCCGCTCCGACACTTGCTGCTTCGCCTGCTGCTGGGTCTGGTCATACTGCTTGTTCAGGGCGTCCTGCTGCTGCGCGTAGTTGGCTTGGACAGCCGACTCCTGCGCGTCTGCTGCTTCGCTCTGTTGGATGTAGCCGACGACGGCTGTTGCTGCCTGCATCCCCAGCATCAACTGGGAGGCAAACGTCATCGAGACTGGGTCAAGACACATCTGGTCTGCGCCTGTAGAAGAGGAGGTAGCCCGTGGGTACTCCTCGGAAGTCCGCGAAGGAGAACCCGAGCTTCTTGAGCCATCGGATGGATACTGCGTTCTCCTTGCTGACGAAGTTGCTGAGGGTGGTGAAGCGTTCGAACCAGCCGTTGAGGATGGCCGAGGCGTCCCTCAGGAGAGCCTTGCGGTGCTCCCTCAGGTGCTCTGTGCCAACCATCCACGGAACCCCATTGGTGACCCTCATGGGGCACTGACCGACCCCGAAGAGGGCCACCGGAGTCTCGCCATCGAGCGCCGCGTAGCACTCCTTCGCACGTAGCGCGGAGTCCCACACAGCCTTGCCGATCTCGGGACCAAAGAGCCCCGCTGCTTCCCTCCGGTCGGTCTCGCGGAGATTCTGTGCGATGTACCGGATGTCTTCTCTCGTTGCTCTTTGGATGATGATCACACTTGGCTCGACTTGGGGGTGAAGGTTCCGAACCACTGGACCGACTGGAACGACGACGGCATGCAACTGTCGTTGACGAAGTCGATGATGGCATCTGTGTTGCGGCACATCACGGGGAACTCGAAGGACCCTGTGGCAATGTTCGTGGCACCGATGGTGGTGATGCCCACTTCCTTCGCGGTGAACCGGTAGGTGTTCTTCGGTCGGCCTCTCGCGGTCACCTCGACGCGGAAGTACCCGGTGTCGGAGAACCTGACGAGTGCCTTGCGAATCTGCAGCCGGCCATCCTCCGTGACGACCTTGTCCGAGTCCCGGACGAAGAACGTGGAGAGGCGGTAGCGCTGCGTGTACGGGACGCCGATGAAGCACGGGCCCGCAGACAGATCACCAGGCGCGCGGACGGTGTAATCCGTCGGGCGTGTGACGCCAGCCGTGGCGACCCCGGAGTAGGTGAAGAGGGAACCGAGGACCACTTCGAGCGTCCCCGCCTGCGAGTAGGGGAGCGTCCACGTCGTCCAGTTGTTCACCGAGTCGTACGTCCCGGTCAGAGACGTGCGCCTGTCGAGGAGCACAGGGAACCCAATGCCAGCGTCCGTGTTGTTGAGGTCGAGACTCATGCGTTCCAAAGAGGCCACGCCTGCGCGGTCGATCACCCAGTACACGACGTTGTTGAAGAACTCGCACCCGAGCACCTTGCAGCCGGTGTCGAAGGTGAACTTCCCCCACGCCGACTGCGCCTTCTCGTCCTTGCTGGCCCAGAAATACTTGTAGACGTAGACCGCATTGCGCTCGTTCTTCGTGAGGACGAAGAGGACATCCTCGGTGGTCGAGGGCGCGAGCTTGAAGACGTTCGCTGGGAGATACTTGGGGACGTGAGCGGTGATGTCCGCAGCGTCGTTCGCCACGGTGTCCACGTCCACGTAGTATTCACGCAGGCTGGTCCCTGACTCACGCTCGACTGCGAAGAACAGGGTCTGCCCTGCGCCGACCGGGTGGGCCTTCGAAGAGCTTTCGAACTTCGTCACCTGTTCGATGGCAGCGGTCTTCGAAGTGAGTGCCCCGTTGGCCGTAAGCTGGAACTGCGCCTTCGTGGAGAAGAGCATCAGCACCTTGTTGAACGGGACGCATGCGGTGAGCAGCGCCGCCTCGTCGCCTTGAGCCGGGGTGTCAATCGGGTCCGTGTCCAGCGACTCGGTGGCGGTCTCCGGCCAGAGCGTGAAGGGCTCCCCAGCACGAGACAGCACCGCATACTCACCAGCGATCAGCGTCAGCCGGTTGCGGTGGAGAGCGACGTCCACGATGGTGCGGCCAACCACGGAGGCCACTTCGGCACTCACGAGGTCACCAGTGAGCCTGTTGGGCCACGTCCCCTTCCTCAGGGTGAACGTGGTGGCCCCGGTCTTGACCAACTGGAAGGGGAGCGTGGCGGCGTCCAGAGTGTTCAGGAGCCCCGGCTTCACCGTCTCGATCCACACTGATCCGTCCCACTCGACGTAGTAGTCATCGAACCCACTGTCCGGGGTTCCCTCGATCCGGTAGATGTCACCCAGCGTGGGGGACCCGGGGAGCGCAGAGAACTGCTGCTTGGTCCCAGTGAGGGAGCCACTCCCAGTGGTCCCAGTAAGGGCCGCAGTCACCGTCTTGTTCACGATGAACGTGTAGTCGGCCACTGTGACCGCACGGAGGCTCTCGGAGGGGTCCGCCACGGTGATGTACCCAACCCCATCGGGGGTGAGCACCGTCATCGCTGCGCCCGTCGTAGCGTCATACACGGCCAGCACGCCGGAGTTGATGACGGCTACGTGCCGCTCCGTGGCCGACTTGTTGATGAAGTGGACGAGGGAGTTGTCGTTCGTGGTGATTCCCGCGAGGACACTGACGTGCTGCGTGCAGGGTCGCTTGTCGTTCCCCTTGGCCACCGTGGGGAAGCAGTTCTCCTGCAGTTCGGCCTGAGTGCGGTGCCGGAGGCTGGCGGGCTGCTGGCTGATGCCGTTGAAGAGGTTGGGGACTGTGTCGTTGACCAGCATCAGGAATACCTGTCGAGGATCTGCGCCACGCCCCAAGTCCCGCTGAGGACGTTGTAGTCCCCGGTGTCCGACTCGGCATCCGAGAAGTCCACGAGAGCCTGCGCCTCGTCGTCTTCGGTGAACCGGTAGTTCGTCTCCGCGCCCTGCACGCGCCCTTGGAAGACGCGAGCCGCCCTCAGGGTGATGTAGTGGCGTGCAGCCTGCGGGAGTTCGTCAAAGGGCAGCAGGACGGTGAGGTCCACCGTGATGTCCTTCGTGAAGACGAACGTGTGGTTCTCCCGGTCGTAGAGCCTGGTGCCACGTTGGGTGAGCTTGAGGTCGCTGAAGTCGGCCGAGGGTTTCACCTTGGCAGTGTTCGCCGGGAGGTGGAGTTCGCCATCGACGTTGCGCGTCAGCGGATACTTCTGCTCGCAGTTGAAGTTCCAACCGCGATTCTGGACGAGCCGGGAGACTTCCCCGAGAGTGGCCCGAGCGGTGGCAACATCCACCAGCCCGGTGTCATCGAGCACGTTCACTGGCGCTTCGCCAATGCAGGACAGCAGGACGTTGACGGCTTCGAGTTCGGTGAGGGGAGTGGTGGAGGTCGTCATGGATTAGCTCAGTGCCGCAATCTCATCGGCGTCAGCCTGGACGATGAGCCCAGTGGCCACGAGGCCGGCGAGCATGGCAGCACTCACGGGGTCCTTGAAGTCCACCAAGATGGAGGGACGCATGGACAACTGCACGGTGACGTAGGCGGGACGCTGCCCGGGGTGCGTGGGATTCACGGCAGCCTGCTCGATGAGAGACCACCGGCCGTTCTTCAGGAGGACGCGGAAGCCTTCTCCGCAGGTTACTTTGGTGCCCATTCGGTTGCTCCTTAGAAGCGGTAGAGACCCATACGGATACGGAAGGTGGCCGGCACGGAGGTGGCGATGGAGACGGTCCCTCTCACGTAACTGCAGTGCGGGTTACCAATGACACGAACGAAGTTACCTGCGGACGCTGCGTAGCATCCCGCTGCTCCTGCTGCGGTTCCGAACGAGGTCGGAAGGTACGCGCCGGTTGCCATGCTCACTTGGTGGTCTCCGAAGAGCCACATAGCATCGGCGTTTGATACGTCCGTGATCTTGCAGAAGTCCACAAACCTGAAACCGCCGATACCGAGCGAGTGCAGGTCAATCACCGGGGTTTGGATGCTGTCGGAGACTGCCAGCGTCCAACCCTGAAGGGTCGCCTCTGCAGTGACGTTCCAGAAAAGACCGTAGCCGACCCGCCCGTCACCGAGGGGTTCCAGGCTGAAGTTCGCCCCGGACAGGGGCAGGTTATAGGTAGCCATGAGGCTCCTTTAGATGAAGTGAAAAAAAGCACCCCTCGGTGTGGCTGGAGGAGTGCTTTGGTGGAACAGTGGAATTACGTGGTGGTCTTGAGTTCGACCGCGCACTCGGGACGCAGGATGCCGTGACCGACCGCATACTTCGCGACGATCAGCGTGCCTTGACGACGGATGTCGTAGGCGGCTTCCATGCCCATGTCCATCAGCTTCACGGTACCCACAGCCGGCTGCGTCATGATGAGGCACGCAGTCTTGCTGAAGTCGCCCTGGTAGGCAGTCGGGCCCGAAGCGATGTTGGTGATGGGAAGGTGGTTCGTCTTGACGAGTTCGATGCCAGCGATGCTGACGATCTTGCCGTCCGAGTACGCACCGTTGCCGCCCCAGTCCTTGTTGATCTGGGTGGTGTTCTGCGCGAGCAGGTAGTATTGCGCGGGACGAACGAAGCCCCAACGCTTCTCTTCGACCGGGATGTCCTTCTCGTCCAGCGCTTGCGCGGAGGCGAAGAGGCCAGCAGCCAGATCGGTTGCGGAGGTGCGATACAGCGTGGTCGTGCTGGTCAGCGAGGTTCCGCCGACCGCGCCGGTCACGGTGGCCGCAGCACGAGCCGCGAGGACACCAACTTGGAGGACGTTCTTGGACCACTGCACCGCGAGCGCACGGCCGCACTGCGCCGAGTAGATGCTGCGGTAGTCGAAGTGGTTCTTGGCCTCTTCGATGTTCGCGAGGAACACGGAAGCGAGCAGGAGGTCATCGATCGTGATGACACGTTCGTTGACGTTGGACGCCTGGCCCACGATTTCGGCACCGGGGGTGTGATAGGCGGCTGCCACTTTCCACGTTGCCGGGAACGAGGCGGACTTGCCTGCGCTGATCGAGCGGACGGTGTGCTTGTCCATCACGACGCTGGCCTCTTCGAAGGCCGCGAGAACTTCGCCACCGAAGACTTTCAGGAAGAGGGCGTCGGCTGCGCCAGCACCGTTGATTCGGCCGATCTGTAGAACTGTTGCGTCTGCCATGATTCGTGTGTGTTGCCTTGGTGAGAGGGATGAATGCGTCCTCAGGAGAGGACTGTGGGTTTCATCTCAGTTGCTCACAGCATGCTGCGCAGGGTTGTCCACCCTCAGGTGGGCCAAGGTGCGTGATGTTGCTTCTGGAGGAGGTACAGCGGTAATGCAGTTACTCCTTTGGGGCCTCGTTGAAGACCCAAAGGGGTACCCGGGATGACGCTCCGGGAGACGGATAGCTACGCGTGACTATCAGCCGTCTTGCACCTACTAGTAGTTCGTCATGGCCCCGATGCGCTTCTCGACCACAGCCCGGTAGGCAGGGTCCTTGGCGTAGCGCGGGTCCTTGATGGCAGCCGTCATCTCGGCACGGGAAGCGAAGGCAGCGGTGCCGCCGTCTCCACCTTTGCCACCGATGAGGGCCGGATCGGAACCCTCGGC